TCTGTTCTTAGAACTTTTCTTCCAAAAACGTGTAAGCCTCTCACGATGTCTGAGAATGAATCAGGGTCTCTGATAAGTTCCGTTTTCGCAATATGGTTTGCCGTAGCAACTGCACCTTGGTGCCCATAAAGGAATGCGTACTCATTAGATCCTGCTGATCCAAAAGTTTTAGATGAAGCTGCTCCACTTGAAACCGCAATTGCGTTAGTCGAGTAAAGTCTGAAACCAAATAAAGGTTTGTCTGTTACTTGACCGTTTCTCATAGATGATGCTCCACCATCTGCCATTACTGATTGATCCATAATCTTAGCACCTGCTTTTCTCAATTGTTTGTAAAAAGCTGGTGGTGCAACGAACCATCTGTTTTCTTCTGGTACATCATTACCGTCAAGAACTGCTTTAGCAGCTGATATAATATTTGCTAATGTATCATCTGCAGCATCTCCATCGATAGGTGAACCGTCTGTTCCAGTGTTACCTGCTGATGTTGATGCATTGTCATAAATGTATTTTAATACATTGTAGTCGTAGTTCTTTTTCAGTGAATAAGCACCTGAAGAAGTTGCAAGAGCTTCCCAATTTACGTGTGATTGTCTTTCTTCGATGTCATCTACTTTAAACGCAAAGTAAGAACCTTGGTCGACAGTTAATTGTAATCTGTCGTCTGCCAAAGTTTGTGTGTTTACAGTTTGACCTCTAGCGTAGTCATTCACAGTAATTGTTGGCTCTTTCACGATATTTACCGTGTCGCCAAAATTTTCAATTTCTCCAGCGTAGTCAGTGTTAGTAATATCCTCAACAACTGATGCACGTCTGAAAAATTTTTGAACCTTTTGACTATATACTGCTGGTACCCAATTACCTGATGGTAAATTTTGGTAGCCAGTAGCTAGTCCCATTGTAGCCATGTGTTTGTCTCCAATTAATGTTTGTTATTATTAAGGTTGGATTCTACCTTCTCTTACAGCTCTATCGATTTCTTCTTCGTACTTTGCATACTCATTAACTGACATCTTCGAAATTTCAGCATTAGACCAAACTTTCTTCGGTTTAGCACCTTCAGTTGATTCAGCCTTTCTAGTTTTGGAAATTGCTTTAGCTGCTTCTTTTTTAATATCCTTCTCTTGTTTATTAGAGTACTTCCCAAGTCCTTTATCCATTTTATACAAGTCGATTGCTCTTCCTGCAAGTGTGGCGTTATGATTATTTTCATATAACCAATCTTGAATAGTAGGATCTTGTTTAGCAGCCCATTCGTGAAAATCGTCTTTTGCACGAAGTTCCGCAAAATCAGGATGTATCTTAAGAAGACTTACTTCAGCTTTTTCTTTAGCTATTTCTTCTTGCTGGCGTTGAAGACTTTGGTATCTCTCCTCCATCTCTTTCGCTCTATTATCCGCTTTGTCTATTGCAATAGTTTCCACCATTTCATAAACATCAGGATATTCTTTCTTCCAAGCTTCAAGTTCCTCTTTTGATTTCGGAGGAATTATCGTCTTAGTTGAAGATTCGAGTTGAGTTCTTAAAGTTCGAACTTCATCTTTATGCTTTCCAAGTGTAGAATCATAGTGTCTTTTCAAATCGTCATAACGTTTCTTAAAGACACGTTCTTCGGCATTTTCAGGGCGTCCAGTTGAAGGAGTAGCTTTACCATCTAAGTTTGCAATTTCTTCTGATGCTTCAGTGTCCTTTTGAACGGTTGCTGTGTCTGCTTTCTCTTTTTGTTCCCTATTAAATTTAGCCAAGTCACCTCTAGCAAATGCTTCAGTTTCAGCATCGTCTGTTTCTTCACGAGTTTTACTATAAAGTTTTGTTTTTGGTTTATTAACTAACTTAGGTTTAGGAACATCAACTTCAGTCTCTTGTATAACTTCAGTTGAGTTTTCTTTGTTTTCCATTATTTTTTCCTCTTAGGTTGAGTGCCTTATGGATAAGGGTAGCTCGTTCCATAATTTTGTGGGTTGATACTATACTAACTCTTGAGAGATATCTACATCTGAATCATCTTGTTCAGGTAAGCCCTCAGGTGCCATCATTCCTGATGGTGCTTGAGCAGTTTGAGTATCAAGTGGCACATTATTATTATCCATCGTTTGTGGATTATTAGCTTCTAAAATAAAATTCTGAACTTCGGTTGGTAACGAATCTATAACTGAAAATTTAACAGGTATAGTTTCTTCATTACTTCCCACCCCTTCTAATAAAGAAGTTATTTCAGGCATTATCTTAGCTAATACTCTTTTAACAGATGGAGATAAAACTGGTTCTAATACAGTCATATCTTCAGCTGTTATATTCTTTAATCTTTCCCCAACATTAATTTCATTTGGGTCTTTAACTTGTTGAACAGGAGGTTCTGCTTTAACAGATTGTGTAGGCTGTTGTGGAGGAGTTAAATTACTCATATCAGGAACTTGTGTATTTCCTATAGGTTTATTCATCATACCTGTTGTAGTAACATTACCTCGTTGATTTATAGCCATTATTTTTTACCTGCCCAATAGCATATTGGTAAAATAATTTTTCTGTATATTCTACCTACTAAATGTTTTTTACCTCTTAAGCTTTGTCTCATATCAAGTGTACTATGGACTGCAATATGTTCTAAAACTTTTTTAACTATTTTATTTTTTTTCGCAATTCTAACTAAAGGTAAAAATAATTTATGATAACCTTTTTGATATTCTGGAGAAAGGTCTTTGTGAAATTTCATCCATATCTTATTTCTAAATGATCCAAAACCATAGGAGTCATTCATCATTGTACAAACAATTTTTGAACTACCACCATCACTAGGACCTTCTTCACTTGCAAATTGGCTAGTTAATGTATCTCTTCTCGTTTGTTCTTTTTTTTCTTCTCTTGTTCTATTTCTATCTGTGTCTTTCTGCTCTTGTTCCCAACTATCACTCCAATCTTTTTCTTCTTGCCATTTATCTCTAGCAGTATTTCTTGCTTCTTTCCATTCAACTGAACCTTTTACCATTCCTTCAGTTGCATCTTTTAGCATATTTGATCTTCGTGAACCAGTTCCAATAGCATTATAATTTCCTTTCCATGAAACAATATTATATCCTGCATCGTCTTTTCGTGGATCACCTGTTGGATTACCTGCTGTAGGTCCTGTTGAACCATACCGTTTCATATTATCAACTTCAGCTTGATATAAACCTGGGATACCTCTAAAACTTTCATTAGCATTAGGTCTCTTAACTATTTGCCCAACAGCTTTTGCAGCTGTAATTCCTGGTAAATAGACTTTATCCATTAAGCCTTTTTTAGCTTTAGTTCCTATATCTTTTACAGCTTTAAATGGTTTAGTAATTGTATCAAATGATCTTTTTACTAATGAAGGTTTTTTTGATTCATCTAAATCATAAATTGTACCTTCGTCTTGTTCAAAATCACCCTGATAATTATAATAATCAGGTACAAAATTTCTTTTAAAACTAGTTTTTAAATCATCAAAACCTGTTACGGAAGATTTATCTAGGTTTTTTGTTTGTGAGGGGAACGTATTACCACTATTTCCTCCACCTCCACCTTCTTCTGACGCAGTTTTCCACCAATGTGGCTTTACATCCCCAAATGCTTCAGTTGTTTGTTCCTGAGTAGTACTTGTTTGTGCTGTATTTGTACTAGTTTGTGTATTAGTAGTAGTATTTTGTGTATTATTTGTAGGTAATTGTGAAAAATTATATGATACCCCTGTATAATCAGCAGCTTTTTGTGTTAATTGTGCATTTCCACTAGCATCATATGTAATAACATACTCTGTCGCTTTATAGCGATTAGGATTCCAGGTTGTTTTATCAGGTTCTAAAGCCATTTTTACCTTAATTTATCTTTTTTACTCTGTTTAAGAGCGTTGTCTAGTGTCAGGAGTTGTTTGAGCAAAACCAGCTTCCCCTGGCAACGGAACATTGCCTGTTCCGA